TTATTTTTTTTTTTTTTTGAAACTACCTAAAGCACCACCTTGATTTATGTTCAACATATACCATCCATTTTCTTCCATATATTTAATTCTATGTTTTTCTATCACACCAATTAAATCTTCTGGATAATAAATATCATCTTCAATCCATTCAAATTTTTCACCATTTTCTATTAACGCTCTAACATGTCTATTTGATGAATGTTTTAAATGAGATTCTTTTCTTCTTGTTGGGTTACAAGTTAACCCAACATAACATTTTTTTAAATCGTTGAATCTGATTTGATATATTTTTCGTTTAGCTTTATTACCAACTACTTTAAAATGCTTACCAATATCATCTAATATTTTTTTCTTAAAAGCATATCTATAAGCGTATCTAAACCTTTGTTGGAATTCCCATCTAGTTTCACATTTACTCGCTAATTCTTTAACCTCTTCATACTCATAAAAAATTCTTTTATCCATATGTTTAGTTATTTCCTCATAAATATTATTCTTAACAGCATAATTATGAGCTCCAGGTTGTTCTTCAATAAATCTTATACGTTTTGTATAATTTAAAGCAATTTCAGTTACTGTGTCATGGTTCCAAAAAGTTCTAATTTTTAATTTATCTCTAATCTCGTCAATTAAATTATGTTTTTTAGCATATTCACGTGCAGCTGTATTATCAGTAAATTCAGTAATATTTTTACATGTTTTAACAAAATCAAATATTAACTCATGAGTCCATAAAAAACGTTTTGTAAAATGTTTTGTTATCTCATCATAAATTTTATGTCTTCTAGCATATTTGACAGCACCGCTATATCTTTCTTGAAATTCGCTTTTTGTTTTACATTGACTAGCAGCTTCAGCTACATTTTCATGGTTCCACCTTCTTACCCACATATCTTTATTTTTTTTTACAAAGGTACAAATAAAAAATGGTATTGTCAATAAACAATACCATTCTTTGTACGGATAGAGAGACTCGAACTCTCACGCCTTTCGGTACCAGATTCTAAGTCTGGCGTGTCTACCAATTCCACCATATCCGCATATGTGGTCCGAGAGGGAGTCGAACCCTCACTCCGAAGAACTGCGGCTTAAACACAGCGTGTATACCAATTTCACCATCGGACCATTTGGATAGACATTTGACCGTGTGGTCTATCCCGTCACCGTGACAAATGATTGACTAGTTCATGCATTCGTCAATCAATCATTCATCAACACAATTTGTGCTTCTTCGAGAGGCATGTGTGTCTGCTATTTCCATTGGTTGTCTCTGTAGTTCTTCCAACTCTTATGGTCGGAATGTCTATTTCTGTTACAACCTTTATTGGGTGGACAATATACACACCCAAGTAATTCTTCTCTAACAGTCATTTTATACACTCTACTGTTATTCGTGTATTTTTTTTCATCTTTTTTTCTCATAATTTAAGTGTTAAGCATGTGCTTCACCTAAATCGAGTTCCTTTTCTTGTTTTCATATTCTTTATTTTAGTTGGACTGGGGAATTTCGAAATCCCGACTTCTGCCATGTAAAAGCAGCACTCTTGCCTCTGAGTTACAGTCCAATAGGCTAGTTTTTACACTAGCTTTATAAATGTTTCATTCTTTATGGCTTTGCTTATCCATCTTGATAATTCAGAACCTCTTATTTCAGCATTGAAAGTTGTTGTACCTAAATCTGATGATAATTGAATGTTTAATTGTCCATCGTTAGCTGATTCAATAGTTGCAATAGGAAATTGATACACACCATCTACCAATTCAACTTGGTAATATAAGTTACCGCCCATATAATGACTGAATCCAGCCATTGCTTTAGACTTGAATAAGTCTTTCTTTACTTCTGTTTCGTTAATTGTAACCATTTTCTTTTTACTTTCTTTTAGTCTTTAACAACTTTTTTATTATTTTACCCCAATTGAATGAATTATCCAATTTTAATACATTTGGTCTCATGATTTCTCTAGACCCTTCAATGTTACCAGTCATTATTGTTCTGCTAACTACTCTTTCGTTTTTTTCTGTTTTCATATTTTATTTGTTTTATTTCTCTATATTTCTATTTTCTTCCTTTAACCCACCCTTCATTTAGGTATAAATCCAAGGTTTCTTTTTTAATTTTTTTATTTAACCCTTCTTTGGTTACCCAACAAGTACCAAATTGAGAATTGGTTTCACCTAATCCAACACCCTTTCTTGCTTCACTCATCTTTTCTTTAGTTTCATCAGAGTGTTTTTTACCATTCCAATTAGGTTTTAAATTTTTTGGTATCCCATATAATTTAAATTTTTCACTTCCACCTTTACTGCTCCATTTTTTTTGTTCAATACTCCCTTTAAATTTAGATTGCATATTTAAACCACCTTTTATTAATTGTTCTTTACTTAAAAATCTGTCACCATATCCACCAGTACCACCTTCAACAATATTCATACAATCTTTATCTAAAACCATATCTGGTGTAATCGCTTTTATTTCTGCTTCAATCAATAATTCACGTGTATCAAAGAACTCTAGTATCTCTTTTTTATGATTATCAATACCATACTTACGTATGCTATATCTTAATCGTTTTCCACTACCCATATAACCATCTTCCATGTTATGTGTGCTATGCATCCCTATATACCATCTACCAGTTATAACACAAGTAGTTTTGTATAGGTAATGTATTTTCTTCTCTGCTCTTGCCATATATCTATGTTTTTATTATAAATATAAGGTAAAGTACAAAAAAGTCAAGTGAGCACCTAGTTGGATTCGAACCAACGCATAACGGTTTTGCAGACCGCCCCCTTAAACCACTTGAGCATAGGTGCATAAAAAAAACCCATCTAAAATTAGACGGGCTTCATATTGTTTTTGTTATTTAAGTCAAACACTAACAATCATAGCCCACCCCGTCTACTGCAAGTAAACATAATAAAAGGACGTGTAATGTGTTAATTGTTTTCATAATTTTTCTTTTTGTTTCTATTAAATATACTCCTATTTCTAAAAGTTATACAAATGTACGACATTTTTTTCGATTTGTCAAGTATTTTTATAGTTTTTTTCAATATTTATTAATATGAAAGAATTTATTAGAAAATTATTAAAGGAAAGACTAACTGAAGTTGAATTCGCTCCACACTTCTACGAAAGAAGTGAAGATAGATTATGGGGTAATAAACCAGAAGGTCCAGCTTCAATCAATGCACCAGCATATGAAGGTAATTATGTTAAAAAACGTGATTTAATAGCTTGGAATGACGAACTAAGAAAAAAATATACAGCATACGATGTTCCACTTACTAGTGATGTTGATGAGATATTAGCATTAATTGACATTATAGCACCTATCACATTTAAAGTAAAAAATAAAGGTATTGGTATTATTCTTTGGAGTACTTCAGTTGTTCACACTGGTAGAAACCAAAGACCTCCAGGTGGTACTCTACTTATGATTGTAAGAGATAATCTTATAAAAACAATTCAATGGCAACCAAACAACGATGTTAATATTGGTGGTGGACACGTTACTGATGTTGATTTTCTAGTAAAAGCTGGGGATTTAATCAAGTATGTTGACGAAAATGGTAAATCAACTATCAATGGTGAGGATGTTTTGAAAATTATCGGTAAATTTGTTCCAGAGAAACCTAAAGAATTCACAGTAATAATCAATAGTACTAAATACGTTATCGCTAACCATGAAACTGGTGACCTTAAACAAAAGAACTCTGACAAGGTTATCCCTTTTGATGAGCTACCAGACGATATTCAGTTACAAATATTAGATTTTTTGGGATAATTCTCTTAAACGTTGTCTTTCTTTATCAGTTAATAAAAATCTATTACCTTTTTCAATAATTAAATCTAAAAAATAGTTGATATCATAAGAGATATCAGCTTTTTTTATAAATTGTTCTAACCCAAGTGGTAAACCCTCTGGTGCATCATCACTAAATTTTAAGTCTTCGACTATCATTACTTTTACGTCAATGTCTAAATCTCTTTTGATAAGTTCAGTCCAATCTTGGATACCACTAGTGGTATCTAATAAGATAATGTCATAACATAACAATTCATAACTATCTACTGACATGTATGGTGCAAATAATTCAATCACTTTTAATGATGTTTCTTTTCCGTCAGTTAATATTGCTAATTTTTCGTAAATCATAATCTTTATCTTTAATTATATTACAAATGTAGTAAATCTTTTTTAATCTACCAAATATATTTATAAATATATTGACAAATTAATAAAAAATGTTTATAATTGAATATGGGATACGTTTATTTATTTTTGGAAACCGATAGTGCTGGTCTAGAAACCTATAAGATAGGTATCACCAAAAATGACCCACAAAAACGTATAAAACAACTTCAAACTGGAAATCCTAGAAAAATAGACCTACTTAAATCATATAGTTCTGAAAACTATTTGAAAGTTGAAAGATGGTTACATAGAAAATATTTCGTGAAGACTGAAGCCAAAAATGAATGGAGAAGTCTTTCAAATGAAGAAGTGTTTTCTTTTATTGATGATTGTAAAGAAGCCGACAATAATATCAGCTTCTTACTTGAAAACAATCCTTTTTATAATTAACGGTAATATCTTTTATGTTCAACAATCAAAAATTCGTCTGAATCCCAAGTTCTATCATCAATAAGGTGACCTTTTTCATCCCATTGTTTACCTTTACGTTTTTTATCATTTACGTACTCAACTTTAAATCTTATTTTACCATTATCGTCATACATACGCCAAATACCATTTTTTTTACCGTCTTTATATTCCATTCTTGAAATGACAACGTTTTTGTCGTTATATATTGTCCAAACTGAGTCTTTTTCATTATTCTCGTTCAAATACCCAATTTCTACGAAGTTACCGCTACTATCCTTCACCATAACTTCTTTTGTTTGTGCATTAAGTGTTAAACTTAATAACACACAAACTACTAATGTAATTACTGTTTTCATATGTTACCTTTATATTAAATATATTGCTATATATTAAATTTACGTTAAGTTTTTGAAAAAAGCAAGTTTTTAGTGAAAATTTAATATTGGAAATTATAATTGATAAAATTCTCTTCTGATTTTTATCAATAAATCATTTACCAATTCTGGATTAATACCCTTGGGTAAATCAGATTCATCAAAGATTCTATCCATCTCTTTGATTTCAGCTTCAGCAGTATCAATAAGTGCATCCAAATCAACTTCTCCACGTCTAATAGCCAATAGTTCTTTAGCATCTGGTCTACGTACAATAATACCTTCACCTCTACCAATTTCTTTGGACATTCTGATAAGTCGCATACAATGCATCATGTTTTTACCGTCAATCTTTTGACCATGTTCTTGTGTATCAACATATCGTTGCTCATTTCTGTTAGCTAACCATTCTTCATACTCTTTGTAATCTTTACAATGTGTTGAATAACTATCTTTGTTATAAATGATGTTACAGATAGGTGTTTCACCTTTTGGAATACTAGATAAACGTAATTGGTTAGATTCAGCAACGTTTGCACCTTCACCAGTCTTTACAAGTCCTTTATAACCAAAACCCATTGAATGACCTTCATCTTTTCTCCAAGTTTTAGCTGCTTCCCTCATGTGTTCTGGTATTTTTTCATTAAAACAATTGTTGGCATCAGTATCAAAATAAACAGCGTATAAATCTCTAGCGTTTGATACATTTACAACACCACAAAACTTTTCATCATATGTTCCGCCATTCCATACTTTCCATGGCATTGATTTCTCACCATCAACTACATAAACAAAGTCCAATACATCTTTACGAGTTACTTTATCTTTCTCCCAGTTCTGTTTTTTGTTAAGTCCCCTGGCTTTTTGGATTTGTTGTACCGCATATCCAGCAAAAGAATTACGACATCCTTTGGTGATAAAATCAGCCTTGTGGTCCAATACATATTGGAACAATGGATGTTTCGTAATGATACAATCTTCTGGTGTGTTTAACAACTCCAATACTGTCGGATTTGAGCTTCCCATTAGTTCTAAGAACCTTTTTAACTCCCAACCAGTATAATCCTTGTTTACGTTTAATTGTTCAACGTAGCCAGTCCCTAAGATGTAATCTTGTGGAAGGATATATACAAACTTCTTATCAACATCAGATGTTGGAGTTTGCGTTCCATATGCTTGTGACCCAATGATACATTCAAATAGTATAAGCCCGTTTTGTTCTAAGTATTCGTGTGTAATCTTTTCCATTTCTTTTTATTTTTAACAAATGTAATAAATCTTTTTCGATATTCCTAATTTAATTTGTAATAAATCCTTTTTTAATACAATCATGTATGTATGTTGATTGTAATATGTTCTTCTCATTGGCATAACCCAACGACATATGCAAACCGAAGTGTGGTCTACCCAATCCTATCTCTGCTCTTATCTCATGCAACAGTTCTCTTTCATCATGTGGTATATTTAACCACCAAGAACGGTCATCAGTTTTAGGGTTTAAGTCCAACACTATCTCTATTTGTTTACCATCCCATTTTTTCTTACATTCTTCCCATGATTTTAACGCATCTTCTTCGGATATAGTTCCGTTTTGTGTTAAATCTCTCATACTATCATTGATAAAGGAAATGTGTGCACCCCTAAGAGGTTTGTTTAGTGTAATACTATATCTACGTTGTAGGAACCATGCATAGTATTCGCTTATATCACCATCGATAAACACCATAGCAATCTTCTTCCAACTCGCTTGGTTAGAATGTTTTTTAGTTTTATCCTCTGGCTCGAAGCCAATAGTTCCATATAAAGTTATTCTTTCTTGCATTTTCTCTTCGCTCATAACTTGTGGTTATAAATCCTTTTTGTGGTGAAAAATTCATTGGGTTATATATCGTTGGAGTTGTTTCTACCCCAACACATTCTAATAACTCAAAAAAATCTTCTTTTTGTTTAATTTGACCTCTTAAATCTTTTAATATTTGTGCATCAATCTCTTTGGCTAATTCATCACTTAATAGTTTGATGAGCTCAGCTTCAGCATCCATGATACCATATCTCTGTAAATCAGTTATTCTTTCTTCTGACCATACAGCGTTTAACTTCCTACTTCCAAATGAAAGTTTGTATGCGTTTTCATCATAACCTTTTGAAAAATACCATTCTTTAATTACGTCATGAGTAAAATCAACTTCATGACAAAATATTTTAACTAGGTATTCTAATAAGTTCATACCCCATTCTTGGGTATCGTCTTTGGTTAGAAAAATACCATCTTTTATATAGTAATATTTATCTAAATACCTTACAATTTCTTCTTGTCTTTGAAAATCTTCCATATACAATTATACGAAAGATTTTCAAAAAATCAAGGTTTAAGCTAGTCTAAGTGGTCTTAAATAATCTCTAAGGAATGCATTTACTGGACCACCAATCTTTTCTTCCCAATGCTTGTAGTTAGAATTGTTCTTTTCTTCCAATTGAGAGATTGCTTTCTCAGATGGTTTTCTTCTACCCCATGGCAACGTTTCTGGAACAAAGTCTGGGTACAACGTTCTATTGAATACTCTTTCTAATATT